CCTCACCGGCGGGCGCGGCGATCGCGTGATCATCGACGATCCGCACTCGACCGAAGGCGCGGAATCGGAAGCCGAGCGCGGCCGGGCAATCCGCATCTTCCGCGAGTCCGTGCCGACCCGCATGATCAATCCCGAAAAATCGGCGATTATCGTCGTGATGCAACGCTTGCACGAGCGAGACGTGAGCGGCGTCGCGATCGAAATGAGCCTCGGCTACGAGCACCTAATGCTCCCCATGGAATTCGATCCTTCGCGGGCCTGTCGCACGTCGATCGGCTTTCGAGATCCGCGCACCTATGCCGGCGAGTTGCTCTTCCCGGAACGCTTTCCGCGCGCCGTGGTCGATCGCGACAAGGTGCCTCTCGGCGCTTACGGCGTTTCAGGCCAATTCCAGCAACAGCCGACGCCGCGATCGGGCGGGCTTTTCCAGCGCAGCGACTTCGAGATCGTCGACGCCATGCCGGCCCGGATCAAGCGCAAGGTGCGAGCATGGGATTTCGGCGCGTCGGCTCCGTCGCCGGGTACTGATCCCGATTACACCGTCGGCGGGCTGGGCGCGGTCGACTTCGATGGCGCGTTCTACATTTGCGAGATCGAGCGCGGCCAATGGTCGAGCGGCAAGGTCGAGACGGTGCTCAAAAATACAGCATCGAGAGACGGCACGGCGATCGCGATCATCATGCCGCAAGATCCCGGCGCGGCCGGCAAGTCCGACGCGCAAACGAAGATCAAGCTTCTCGCCGGTTACAACGCGAAGGCGAAAGTCGTGAGCGGCGACAAGGCAACGCGGGCTCGCCCAGCCAGCGCCCAAGCCGAAGCCGGGAATATCAAGCTTGTGCGCGGCTCATGGAATGAGGCTTTTCTCGAAGAGGTTTGCACCTTCCCGAATGCGGCGCATGACGATCAAGTCGACGTGCTCTCGGATCTCATCAACGAGCTGGCCCTCGGCGGATCTAGTTACAACCTCGCCGCGCTGGCCGATTAGTCGTCGGTAACGGGCAGGGCCCTCGCCACACATAAGGCCGCGCTATGGGCAAGCTTCTCCATTTCGCCGACAGTTTCCGCAATCTGATCACCGGGGCGGGCACGTCGCGCGACGCGCGCACGGGCAACGCCTATGCGACGCGATGCCTCACGCAATTCGAGATCGATGCCGCTTATCGCGGCTCTGGCCTCATGCGGAAGATCATTCAAATTCCGGCGCTCGATATGGTTCGCGAGTGGCGCGAGTGGAAGCTCGAGGCCGATCAGATCAAGCTCGTCGAGGCCGAAGAAAGCAGGCTCGGCCTTCGCCAGAAAATCAGAACAGTCGAAGTGCTGCGAGGCCTTGGCGGCGGCGCTCTGATCCTCGGCCTGCCCGGCAACACAAACGAGCCAGCACCGGCGCCGGCGAAGGGCTCGCTATCTTTCATCAACGTCGTTTCGCGCTGGCACTTGAGCTTCGACAAGCTGCAACTCGACGCGCGCTTGCCCGGTTACAACGAGCCGGAAATGTGGCGCATGACGGACGCAAGCGGCCGGCCGATCGAGATCCATCCTTCGCGACTGATCCCCTTCCGCGCCGATACTTCGTCGATGCTGGCGGCGATCGTCACCGGCTCGCAGGATGAAGCCTTTTGGGGCGAGAGCACGGTCGCTCAAGTGCTCGAGGCCGTTTCGGACAACGATGCGGCTCGCAGCGCTTTCGCCTCGCTCTTGCAAAAGGCCCGGACGCTGCGCGTCGGCATTCCCGGCTTGGGCGATTACCTCTCGACGATCGACGGCAAGGCGATGGTGCGCGGCCGAATGGAGAACCTCGCGCTCGCCGAAAGCATGTTCAATGCGATGATCTATGACGCCGGCAACGCCGACGGCAATGGCGGCGAGAAGATCACAGATGCGGTTTATAGCTTCGACGGGGCAAAAGAGATCTTGAACGCTTACGGCGAATTTGTCGCGGCGGTTTCCGATATTCCCGCGACGCGACTGCTCGGCCGCGCTCCCGAAGGCATGAATGCGAGTGGCGAGAGCCAGCAAGAGGATTGGCGCAAGAAGGTGCGGGCCCGGCAAACGCTCGAATTGCAGCCATGCCTAGAGCCGATCGACGCCTTCCTCGTCGGCTCGGCGCTGGGCACGATACCAGACGGCGAGCTCTATGAGTTTGCCCCGCTCGACACGCCCAGCCAGAAAGAGAACGCCGAGCGCTTCGCCAAGCAAATGGACGCGATCGAGAAGCTGCAAGCAATGGCAGTGATCCCAGATCAGGCCTTCGCGAAGGCGGTGCAATCACTGATGACCGAAGAGGGTTATCTTCCCGGACTTGATCAGGCCCTTCTCGAGATCCCCGAAGACGAGCGCTTCGGCATCGAGGCGGAATTGCCGGAAGAGACGCCGCCGCCGCCGCCGGCCGTCGAGGCTGATCCGAATGCTCTGGCCGATGCCGCACCGCGCTCGCTCTATGTGAGCCGCAAGCTGCTCAATGCCGGCGAGCTGCTCGCTTGGGCGGAGGAGCAAGGCTTCGAGACGACCGTGCCCGCCGACGAGCTCCATGTGACGGTGATCTTCTCGCGATCGCCGGTCGATTGGATGGCCGTTGAACCTTCATGGGATGGCGACAAGGGTGATCTTCTCTTGCCGCCGGGCGGCGCTCGGCTGGTCGAGCCGCTGGGCGACAAGGGCGCGATCGTGCTGCTCTTCAATTCGTCTTCGCTGGCCTATCGCCATGAGGCCATGATCCGCGCCGGGGCGAAATATGATTTCGATCAATATCAGCCCCATGTAACGATCACTTACAAGGGCAGCGAGATCGATCTGTCGGCCGTCGAGCCCTATCGCGGGCCACTGCACTTCGGCCCGGAAATCTTCGAAGAGATCGTCGAGGATTGGGCGGCAAATCTAGCCGAAGCCTGATGCTCGACCTTGCCGCGATCGCCCGGCGAGTGAAGCCGACGCGCCGCTCGAAAGAGATAGTCATGCGCCCCGTCGTGCTGCCGGCCATGCTGGCAAGCGATCTGTTCGCGGTCGGCTATGATCCGATTTTGAAGGCTTGGCTCGATCTGATCCCGACGATCGTCGCCCAATACGAGCGCAGCCTTGCCAGCATCACAAGCGACAGCCCGGTCGAGATCGGCGAGACGATGGCTCAAGGTGAGAGCGCGGCCGCCCGCATCCTGCTCTCGATCCGGCTTCGCCTGTCGGAGTGGGCCATGCGCGTCGAGCGCTTGCACCGGGGCAAATGGGGAGCGACCGTTGCGGCTGCGACCGGCGTCAATCTCTCGACCATGATCGGCCCGGAAGGCGCAAGAGTGCCCGTCTCGATGGCGATCGAGCGCAATGTCGGAAGACGCGCGCAGCCGAATCGGGCAAGTTGTCTTCGCTGGCCTGCAAAAGCGGCAGCCCGCGCGCGAGATTGCGAAGGCGATCCGGGTGGCGGCCGCCATGACGCGCCGCCGGGCTTTGAACATTGCCAGCGATCAGACGGTGAAGCTCGCCTCGGCTTTGAACGAAGAGCGCCGGCGTGAAGTCGGCATCGATACTTGGGAATGGATGAGCTCGCATAAGGTCCATTACAGGCCGGAACATTTGGCCCGCGACGGCAAGCGTTACAGCGACGCCGACCCGCCGCCAGATATGCCGGGCGAGCTCATAAACTGCGGCTGCACTTCGCGCGCAGTGCTGTCGCTCGACGGGCCATTTTAAGCCGCCCTCTTTGTCGTCGGTAACGGCTGCTCAAACCGCGCCATATTTGACGCGCATGCAGCTCTCCGATCGCCTCACAATTGACGCCCCTCGCCGGACGGCCGACGGCTTCCTCGCAGTGAGGGCTCGCGCGGCTCGGAGTGGCGTTTACGATTACCTTGCCAGCGAAGTCGACGCGCCGAGCACTTTTGCCGCGACCGATACCGTCAAGATCTATCGCGACCCGGCCGAAGTCTTCGCGAAGGAGTCTGTCGCTAGCTTTCTGGCGAAGCCGATAACGAACGATCATCCGTCGGTCGCGGTCAACGCCGACAACTGGCGCGATCATGCCCGCGGTACTGTCATGGGCGCGATGAAAGATGGCGAATATCTCGCCTTCGATCTTGTGTTCATGGACAAGTCGGCGATCGCCGCTCTTGATAGCGGCAAGCGCGAGCTCTCAAACGGTTATTCCTGCTCGCTCGACTGGACGCCGGGCACCGCGCCGGACGGCTCGACGTATGACGCTCGGCAAGTCGGCATTCGCGGGAATCACGTTGCTCTCGTCGACAAGGGACGGGCTGGGCCCGACTGCGCGATCGCCGATAGCTTTGCCCGTTGCGATGCCAATCCGACAGCAATTTCAGACTTCAACGAAGGGAAGAACACCGTGCCGAAGATCATTATTGTCGACGGGCTGCCTGTCGATCTGACGGACGTTAACGCCGTCGAAGCGCTGCTCGTGAAGAAAGATGCGGCGATCGCCGCCGGCCAGACGGCGCTCGACGCCGCCAACGCCGCCCTTTC